GAATTGCAAGATATATGAATGAATTACCAAGAAATATATCTCGTAAAATAGAAAGAGGCTGGTCTGACAATCCTCAAACAAAAGAACGAGGAATTGAAAGCATTATAGAAGAAGTAGAAGGATTAAGAACATTAGACCAATATGATAATAAGCCTGGACAATTTAGAATAAATTTTGCAGAAGAAAGTAAATCTGACTTAAAGCGTAAATTCTTTTATTATATGGCTAGAGGAATTATACGAAAAAATAAAGACGGTCAGTATGAAATAGCTACTAGTTATAGTCCTAGAATGGGTAAAGATGGTAAGCTTATGAGATACGACCCTAAACCTGGTGAAATGCAAGGTGATATAATGCATCAACTTGGTGATTATGTTCCTGTATATCCTTATACTAATGAGTATGGAGAACAGCAACCTGGTTATCAAAATAATTATCTTGCTATTGATTTTACAAAAGAATCATTTGATGCAATAGATAATTTATTAGAAGAGTATAGAGCTAAAAATGATAAAATATGGGCTACTAAAAATAAAAATGATGAAGTAGTTGGCGGCATACCATTTGAATTTGAACAATCTGTTAAAGAATTATTAATAGAATTTGATAAAGCGTTCCCAGAACTAGCAGAGCTAGAAATTGACTTTGTTGAAAAAGGAGAAGAAAAAACTTTAAACCTAGGTAATGTTATTTTATTTGGTAAAAATCCTAAGATTAAAAGTCAAGCAATAGAAATAGCTAGAAATGAATTATCAAAAAGTCAAGTAGATAAATTAAATAAAATGTTAGATACATTTGAAAGATTTATATCTGATAGTAGAATATTAAGTAAGTCAGAAAATGTAGATGCTGATAAAGTAGAAACTTATTTTCCTGTTTTATATCATGAAGAGTATGTAGAGAGAGGGTTTAATGAAATATCTAATGGTTTAGAAACACAAATAAGATTACTAGAAGACCAAATTGATTTAGAACCTACACCTGAGCTAGAAGAACTATTGCATAAAAAACAATCTAGGTTAGAAAATGTAAAAAATGCACAAATAGCTAATATAGCTGCTGCTGATGATATGACTAGTGGAGATAAAGTTATATTTCAAAGCAGTTCTAAGCATTTTAAATCGTACACAGGTGCGTTAGATATAAGAAATATGCGTACAGATAAAGGTGTGTATTATGATTATTTAAGATACAATTATTCTCAAATAGAAAGAAATAAAGCTGCTGCTCAATTAATTAAGCATATGAATATGACAGATAATAATGCTGTTTGGGATTATTTGATTGACCATTACAATGTTCCTTATAATGGAAAAAATACAAAAACTAAATTAGGGTTTTTTGACTTAGACCCACATGGTCGTATATCTAAAATTATGTCAGTAGATAAACTTGACAGAGCTACTCGAATGGGTAGTGCATTTTTAACTTCAGCTTTATTAGGAAAATTAATGACAGGAGTTACTAATAGTACTGCTGCATTTCAAAATATATATAAACATAGTTATAACGATTTAAAAGAGGCAGCACCTATAGCAGCTTATTTATCTGATGTATTTTTTTGGGATAAAGGTACAGATGGGTATACAAAAGATGAATTAAATGCATTAGAAAACATTTTAGCTCGTTCAGGTATTGTAGATATGAGCAACTTTTTTGGTGAAGCGATGGTAGATAAGATATCAGAAAATATGCTAGAACAAGAAGTTCATCAAAGAATATTAAATTTAATGACTAAATACATTGTTTTAAGCAATAATAATCCTGCAAAGGCTACTGAGCTTCAAATAGAATTAAACGATGAAATTAGGGCTATTTTAGATAAATCTAATAAATTTACTGAATCATTTAAACCAAAAATAAGTTTAGACGTTACTTCAAGTGCTGAACAATTAAATCAAATTAAAAAAAGCTCAGAATTGAACAGGCAAAGAAAAGCTGATAGCATATCTCAAGCTTTTGTTCAATACGCTATTAATAAAAGTTTGCCTATATTTAATCATTTACAATCTTCAGATGAAGTGTCTAAACTAGGTGGATTAAAGTTATTTGGGAAAAAAACAGCTCTTGTAACTTATGGTTCATTAGCAAAAATATTAAAAAGAACTTCAATGGGAGCCACAGAAACATTTGTACGTACAATACCATTTATTATAGGATTAAAAAAAGCAATTAGAGATGGAAAACTTCCTCAAAAAAGAGGATTTCATCAATATACTCCTAAAGAAGTTGAAACAGCTATTAATATTGGAAAATTATATAGTGATAAAGCTAATTATTCTTTATCTACTACAGGATTGGGAGCTGCATTTAGAGGTCCGTTTGCAAGGATAACAGGTAAGTTAGTTGGATGGAGTAATCAAAAGTTTCAAGATGATGCTAAATTAATTAATCAATTATATAATTCATATGCTAGTGTTGATATTTTAGACCAAGGAAATAAAGATAAAAAGGCTCTTTGGAAAGTAATAAAAGATATGTATGTATTACCTAGTGCAGGAGTCGTAGGAGGATTAGCAGGAGCTACAGTATCATTAGGGACTTTAGGCGTATTAGGAGGATTAGTTGCTGGTGCAGGTTATCTTTATAAAACAAGAGTTAAAAATGAAACTGATTACGCTAAAAAGGAATCACAAAAATTTATTTTAATGCAAGGGTTAACAACATTAGCTACTGATTTATTATTTTTTGGAGCTACTAGAGCATTCAGTGGATTTAAGGGATTGATGTATGGTAGTCCTGGTGGAGTTGCAGTGCAAAGAGTTGCAGGTGGGTTTTCATCTGATTTATTATCATTAGCATATATGCCTTTAGTATTAGGAATGCAATTTATAATGGCTGGAGATGATGAAGAAATGGTAGCTAATAAATTAAGATATTATCTTAGAAGACTACCATTAGGATTTGCTATAAACTGGGGAATAGATTCTATTATTCAATTAGCAGAAGCTTTACTTGGGAGCAAAGAGTGGCAAGAAGTTTCAGGAAATATAGCTAAACCAATAACATCAGGATTACAACCTACAGGGTTAGAAAAACCTGCAATGATGGCTGGAGAAAAAATATACGATATGGTATTTGATGATTAAAATCCGTAAAGTACTACATAAAAAGCATATAAAACTAATATAGCTATTAATATATCTAGCATTCTATTCTATTTCCTAACTTCATTGATTTTTTAACTAAATTTCCAATTCTAATTCTATCTACTGCTTTTAATTCTTCGTATTCGTTTTCCATTAAATATATTTCAAGCATCTTATTATAAAAAGAAGCCTCAACTATATTTTTGTACATTTGTATTTCAGTTTCAGGGTCCATTATCTCTCCTTAATTAAAGTTAAAAATAAATCAAAGTCTATACAAGCATATGTTTTAGTTCTGTTCCTTTTAAATATAAGTACAGGGTCAAAATTGTTAGAGTTATCCTCTGCTTGTTTTAAAGAACTCCAAATATTCAATCTTTCTTGGTTTTTACATTCAAAACTATAAGGTATTTTCTTCCTTGCAGCAGGGGAGAGCTTGATGTCTTCACCAGACTCTCCCATTATAGCTGACTTTATGTCGTCATTCTCCAAACTGGAGTATAAAAAAAGTAGTTTTTCAACGACATAATTTTGAAGTCTTCTACCTTTACCTTTTTTAGAGGAGGTCTTCATACTTAAAAACCCTTTCAAGTCTTACGGGAGTGACTCTTTTAAATTCTCTAGACTCACATTCATAAACTACATTTTGAACAACTTCTTTTAATCTTTTCTCTATTAAAAGCAACGCTTCTCGTGTAAGCTGGATTTCTGAGTTTCTAAAGATTTCTCTTATATATTTTTTTGATATACCCATTATAATCCTAACCTAGTTTTTATTCTAGATAATAAACTTTTATCAATACTCATTAATTCTACAGCCATTTCTCTAATATCTATTTCTAGAGTTTCAATTCTTCTGCCTAAATCATCTACTTTTTTTAGCAATGTATCTCTATTATCTCCACTCTTGCTTGTTGATTTTTTTGTTTCTTTTTTTGCTGCCATCATAACTCCTTTTGTTCATTCGTTTAATAGCCTCTTCTCTATCGGCTAATATTTTATCTATTTTTTCTAAATGTAGTATTTCTCCACAACGTTTACATACTATCACTTTATTTCTCCATATTTTTTAATAATATACTTTCTTAATCTTTTCAATATATCAGATTCTTTATTCTGCTTCTTCTTTTTTCGGGGCATATTTTACCTTTTTGAGCCACTCCATAAACTCATCTTTGTTGTTTTTAAATTCTATATAGTCAGCCATAGTTTGACCAATAGTATTTATAGCATGGTCATATTTGTTTTCAACTGCACTCATATAATTTAATAGTTGATTGTATGTCATTTTCTTTTGTTTAGGCATTTCTTTTTCTCCAGTATTTATTACGTATCTTACGTTTTAATTTACTATCAGTTTTTCTATATTTTCTTAATACCCATTGATTATCTATCTTAAATGTATAAAAATCTTTTTCTTCCCATTGCAATCTATGATACTTAGCTACAGGAAAAGGTCTAGGATTATTTATATTCCATTGTTCATCTATTGCTGTCAATAAAAACAATACTATATAACTCTTTATTACCATAGTTTAAACTTTTTTCTTTGATTTTTACGCCATTCTTCATGTTCTTTAGCTGTTCTAGGTTTACGTCCAAGCTTTTTACGTTTAGCTTTTATTGCTTTTTTTAAATTTTCAGGGTTATCATTAAAGCCACCCTTTTTATGATACATTTTAGATTTCATTTAAACATCCTTATTGCTTCTATCGTTAATGGATGGTCGCAAAATTGCCTACATCCTTTATTTATAATTTTATTTGGTATAGTTTTTGGTTCTTCATCTTTAAAATATTTAAACCAAGTACATTTATTGTTTTCAAAAAACTTACACTTACTACAGGAAACGTGGGGAGAAATACTCCCCATCAATTTCCTTTTCGACAAGACAACACCATCCCTGGCATTACCTAAATCTCTTCATATCTTATAAGATATCCATATATCATAGATAATAATGTAAGATATTATTTATAGCTACGCAACACATTTTAACAGATTATCTGTAACATATGCGTTATGATTAAACGATGCAACTGTAGGTTTCTTTTCATGCCATAGTACATCAGTACAGGCATTATACAAATCCCACATTGTATTCTTGTTTAATGCAGAGTTGTCATCATCAAGTACATAGTTATTTAGATATTGGTCTGTTATCTTACCCCATGTAGTTGTAGGTAATGCAGGTATCATTTGCCTAGCAATCTTTAGAGTATCTAAATTCATTTCTAGATTTGTCATACCTCTAAATTTCTTAGCAATCTTTTCCACACTATCACCACAACCATTTATTATATCAATAACTTGCATCATTTCATCTTCATAACCTTCACTTGTATGGTCATGTTTAAAACGATATGAATTAAAATGGTCATTAGTCATCATGCCATTAGTGCATACTAATCGCATTAAGAATAACTTCATTTTTAAAGCAGTGCTGCCATCATAACTATTCCAAAAGCCAAGACCTAACGCTACATCATCGCCTTTAGCTACTTCAACAGTATGTGTTTTAGATACTAATCCATAGAAATATCTTCTACCGTCAAAGAACTCTTTAGCTATAGTAAATTCTGCATTGCAACTATCAGCTATAGTATCAGCCATTTCTTTAACATCACTATTAGGTATTAATAGATATTTCTGTCCTACTATACCACATTCTTTCCATTCTTCTCTTCCTGTACCATCTTTATTATTTTTTATTTCTTTTCTTTGTACAGCAAAAGCTGATGAAGTAATGCCCTCGTAATCTAGAGGGACTTTCCTTATTTCGTTATATGGATACATTACAATCTCCTTTCCATTCTTAGTTTATTTAGTTTTAACACTAAGTTTAATTGTTCTTCTTCTCTGTTAGCTGTAGTTACTAAATGCAAAGAGCTTATTTTACCTTCAGGACCTTTACGAGGTGTGATAGATAATACTTTACTTGCATTATATGCTATACGGAATGAACCACGTGATGAAGCAATGTTCATACCTTCAGTCATAGCTGTTTTAGTAATTTCTGATACAGCAAACACAACTAGGTTGTTTCTAATAGCTACTTCAGTTAATGCACCTGCTATTTCTTCCATCTTGAGATTTAAATCTTTATGCTTTGATTGCATTAAACCTATATGGTCTACAACTACAATCTCTGGTTTAACAGGAAGCATATTAATTTTCTTCTCAAGCTCAAGAGCTAGACAAGGAGCATAGTCTACATAAAGCCATTTAAAAGAATCACTTATACCATTCATACTTTGCTGGTAATATTCTTTTATTTCATCTTGAGTCCAGCCTTTTTCTATTTGAATAAAACGCTGCCATATTTGTCTAGCAGACATTTCCATTTCTAAGAAATAAGTTGGTCTTTTAAGATGATTTACCCAATTCTGTAAGAGCATAGTCTTCATAGATTTAGGTGGTGCTTGTATAACAACTAACTCGCCAGGATATATAGGAAACTCTGTTCCATATTGTTTACCTATATCTATTGGCTTTAAGTCACTACGATAGAAATTAACTAAATTAGTTTCCATCTGTTCAGCTGTCATTAAACTAGTAGACTTTTTTGATTTATAGATTTTGCATGTAGATTTACAATAACTATCCATTACTGTATCCATACATCCGTATCTATAGCCATTACCTCCATGACCTTTATAGCAATCAGTAACAATTCTATCCATTTCTGAAACTTTAAATGGATGTGAATCACTACTTACACGCTTACGCCAATCTTCCATTATTAATCTAACAGTATGTTCAGGATAACGCCATCGTAACCACGCAGCAATACGCAATGCAACTGCATGACGATTACCAAATGACGTACCTTGCAACATACCTGATATACAAGGATGATTAACAGGGTCAGGATTCATACCTACTTCGGTTTTATACATAACTGTTTCTTTTTTAACATTACGAACAAGAACATCGAAGACTGGATTAGCAGCAATCAATTCTTTCGGCAATTTATCTTGTCGAGATTTACTAGCTAAGGATTGTATCTCTATTCCAGACAGATTATTTAATTCTTCTTCATCCATATAGATTTTCCATAATCTAGATTTAGAGTTTAAAGTATTATTTAATCTTATTATTCTTGTTTTATCAGTTACTGAAGCATCAGCATAATCGTATATACCTTTCTTAGTAAGTTCATCTTTAACCTTAAGATGTAGATTTTGACAAGGCTCCCATTTAAAAGCAGTGTCAGGTATACCTACATGGAAACCTCTACCGCTAAAATAAATATTATATGGAACTTCTAGTTTCTTAAGTAGTTTAAGAAGCTCTAATGTTTTAGCCTTAGCAGTTTCTATAGTATTACCATCTACATCTAATAAAAACTCTTTAGGCATATATATCTTACCATCAAAACCTGATAATGATTTAGTGCCTTCAAAGAACTTTATTACATAGCTATCATAACCATACAAAGAAATAAATGTATCTTTAGCTGTATTTTCAAACGATGATTTCTTAGACGAATCAAAGAAATGATGCCTATCAGAATAGCTAAACGCAAATTCTCTTATCATATTATTTCTCCTTGGGGTTCCT